GTGATACCACCCTCACAAACCATCGCGGGCGCTTTTGTCAGTGTCGCATTCCACGGGTCCTGATAGTCGGTATAGAACTGATTACCGGCAATGGTTGTCGTTGTGGTGTCAACGAGACAGGTTTTTTCAACGTAGGACGTGTGAATCACGTTGTAACTGCCTGCGTCGGTGTAAAACGGGACGCGGTGGGTTCCCAGCACCTTCACATCGTCAAGGCAGACCCCGTTCACCGCACGACCGTAACGACTGAGAACGGTGAATGCCCGGCCAGCAATGCCGGGAAACGAACGCGCTGAATAGCCGCTGGCAGTATTGTTTGTCAGCCTGCCGCCTGCGGAGGTTCGCCCAGAGTTGGCGGATTTATAGATATACGTATCGAACCACGTATCAATCGCCTTATCTATGGGGCCAAACAGCCGTGGCTTACCGTAAAAGTGATATTTCGTATAACGGATCGCATCGACCCAGCCTACTTTGAAAATCTCTGCCGCCGGATAGGGAGGGAGATACGGAATAGTGACTGCGGCATTTCGTTGCGTCCATGCCCCGCCGTATGCGTCCCCGGCATAGCAATCGCGGGCGATAACAAAACCATTGCAAACTGAATCAGCACCACGAGACCAGCCTGAGAAACAACAATCCCTGATGAGAAAATTATCTTCAATGGCCCGGTCAAGAACGCCATTCCCGTATCGCCCGATAAAAAAGTTGCGCACACCATGATTAATCAGTTGGTGGCGAATATAACCGTCTGACGAATCGCCGGAAATAAAATAACCAACATGCTGATTGTTGTTAATAGTGGGCGCATCTGAATCCCAGTCACCTATCAGAGCGCAGTTCTGCATACTGTCGCCGATAACAACTGAGTCTGGATAGAGCCGAATCGCCGCGTAAATATGATTTTCAGGTTCCGCGGCAATATTTGCATCATTCCCTGCAGCCACCCACCCTGGGTAAGCGGTCCCGTCATCGCCTGGCAAAGTGACTTTATGAGGATACGTTGTGGCGTAGTATTTCCCCGTCAGTCGCACAGGGAGTCCTCTTGCATGGCCTTCATCAACAGCCTTTTGATAGTAAGGCACAGCATCAGGTGAGACACCCTGTAAATAGCCGAACATTTCCGGCGACACAAAACCTATACCACCAACGAGTTTTGCACCGTCACTATTGGCCACATCCGAGCGGAACTTCGCATCACCCAACTCAGGGATAGCTTTACTCAATTGATCATAAGATCTTTTGTCGGGTTCAATCCCTGCGGCCTTTAACAAGTTCAGTAATTCCGCCTGAACGACATTAAACCAGTCAGCTCCCGGCCAACTGATACCGCCCTGTTCCTGACTTTCACCGAACCAACGAGGAGAAATGGATTGTTCGTCTTTTGGTTCAGGCATCTCAGGGACGCCACTGGTATTGTCTAGATGAAACATAACAGCTCCTTAAGGCTTCTCTGGCCATACAATGTCGGTGGCTGTAGTGTCCACGCGGCTGGCGGAGAGGCGATACTCTTCCCAGCTTGCGAGCAGCAATTTCTCTTCATCGGTGGCCTGTCCGCTGCTGACGGCGTAGCTCAGCATCGAAATCCGCTCAGATGCCTCAGACAGCAATTTAGCCTTCTGGCGATCAGCCTGGGCGATGAGATAAGCCTGTTCAGCGTCGATATTTTTTACCCAGGCTGAGCCGTCCCATTCATCAAACTGACCCGGCATTTTAAGGGTGTAGCCATCGGGAACGGGGCCAATATCGGTGATGGTGAGGGGTTCGCGAGTCATGGTGTTCCAGATAACCTGACCGCGCAGATCCTTGACATAAACCCACTCAGTCCCGTTCCAGCGGGTGACGAACGTCGTTTTGTCCTCTGGAGGGGCTATGAACGTGCAGCCCTCCGGCAGCGTAAACCACGCGTCAGAGATGGTATGTTTCGTGCCGTCGGTCTCGTAGTAAAGTTGCCCGCTTTTATCTTCAATCTGTATCCACTGACCATCCGTGAACAGCAGAACGTAACCAGCATCAGCAACCGGCGGCTCAATGGTAATAGCCCATTCCGGCAGGGATTCACTCAGTGCGGAAATAACAAAGCCGGTGCCGTGAATATTCCAGTAACGAGTTCCGCGAATATCTTTCACGTATTCCCAGACGTTATTTTTAAATATACCGGTCTGGCCTTTATCCGGCTCGCAGGGAATATGTGTGGTATTAACGGGTAAACCGGTGCCTGCCGGGATCGTCATAAAGACGGAGCCAATATAAACACCATCGGCATCGTACTGATAAAGCCAGATGGCCTGCGGGCTTTGAGAGAATTCAAATGACATTACGCTAACCTCACAATGGCGTTAAAGGCGATATTTTTGACGGTGTTTTCGGCATTACCAGTGCTGTTGATCGTCACTGCATGAGCATGAGGACCGATATAAACAGTATGTCCGTGAATACCTATGTTGACGGTGTGACTGTGGGCCGGGGCTTTACTGGTCTTGTTACGCGTGCGATGCGAGTCATTATCTGACCCGACGACATAGTCCGGGTCCCAGACAGCCCCCGGCGCTAACATGCCACCATCATGGTCATGCTCGTTATCCGAACTGGTGGGCTTTGTACCATGATCAAAGTTACTGGCGGACACCGTCCCGAGGTCCGTTGAGGCCACGCTCCCTGCGTGCGCATGAGCCTGCACACCGTCAGCTTCATATGACAGCAGCGCCCGGCCGGAGGCGGGTAAAAACTTAATGGTCTGACCGCGCATGTCCGGCAGAACGCCGGAGGGATAAGCCACGGCAAGACGCGGATAGGCGGTTTTATCGAAGCTCTGACCCAGCATCAACATAAAGCCGGTCGGTGCTGTCGCGCCCGGCCACGCAAACGGAATACCCGGCGGCAGCATATAGTCAGAGGAGAAAATACGAATGGCCTGAGCGAACTGATCCAGTGCGTTTTTGTCCGGCGTGATATTCGCCAGCGCCAGCACATTCAGCATTTCCGCCTGAATGGCATTAAACCAGTCCGCGCCCGGATAACTCGGCTGAATACCGTCGCCGCCTTCAGTAAACCAGCGACGCTCAGTAAATAATACCGGCTTAATGGTGGGCATATCAGGAACGGAAGAGGCATTATCCAGGTGATACATAATTAAACCTCGTAAAGAAAATCATAATCGTGCCCGGCCAGCCGGTAACGACGTAAAAAACATTCCAGTATCTGCGCCTGCAAACTAATTAACGGTGTCAGGACGTTGCTGATACTGCGAAAGCGGATCATCGGCATATCCGTGACCGTCACCTGCAGCAGGTAACGGTATTTGTGCGAATAAATCGGATACATGATGTCGCGCATCACGTGATGTGGCAGGATTTCGGTCACCTGAATGGTGAAGCCCAGCGCATCCTTCACGGCCTGCTCAATCTGCCAGGTGGCCAGCCCGCCCTTGCGGTGGTACTTCTCCACCACGGCATCACGACGGCGGTCGAAGCCGTCCGGGATGGCGTTGCAGTCCGGCAGACCGAGATAGTCCTCCCAGTCGGCCAGCAGCAGGTCGGTGGTCTCCGGGCGCATCTCGGTAACCAGCAAATCCGCGTTCGCCTCCGCCAGCTGCAGGCGGGAACTGAAGCCCCGGAGCAGTGACGTCAGCGCCGCCGTCTGGTCGCGTGGCCACGCTTTACCGCGCGGCATCAGCTGCTGCAGGACGTCCTGCCAGTCCTCTACACGATGCGCCATGTGACAGCCCCCAGCGTCAGCAGCTCGTAGTTCTCACTGGCCTGATTGGTGGTGAGGTCCAGCTCGTAATCCGTGACACCCGTCGATGAGCCGATGGCCGTTCGGATGGCGGAGAGCAGCAGCGTGTCGCCCGGCGAGACCGAACGAAACAGCGCCTGCAGGCTCAGGGTGACTGCAGAACGGATGGCCGCAGTATCGGGAATGATGCGGATGGTCAGCGGCACCGGCTTGAGCGTCAGCGGGATGGGCCAGACCTCGATACCGCCGGGCTTGCCGACGTAAGTCCCGGTCGCAGGGTCCTGATGGCGGAACAGGTAGGCCTGCATCGACTCGCGGTCGGTGCCTGTCGGGATAATGTCCGTGCGCTGGTCGTAGACCCACGCAAGGCCCACCGTTCCCAGCCCGTGCCAGCAGTCAAAGGCCCATGCCCGGCTGATGCCCGGCAGCTCGGTGGCCCAGATAACGTAATCATGCAAAGCTCCGCCGGTGGGCGGGTTGCGCTTGCGGTACAGCAGACGGGTCAGCAACTCGGCTACGGACTCGACGTCCGCACCGCCGGATATACCCGCATCCGCTACCACACCATCACTGTTCACTCCGGCCACCGGGGAAATGAGGGTCAGAACGTCGCCCGCCGTCAGATTGCCGCTGAGGCCCGTCTCGTCGGCCTGCACGGTGACGGTGATTTTGCCCGCTGACGGGTCACTGGTGGCGGTGACGTGGAAGCGGACGCCGTCCTGTGTCTGCATTTCTGTATCGAGCGGTAGCGGCTTTGTGCCGGTGAAGGTGACAGGGCCGCTGGCATAGGATGCGGCTTTACGAATAACGCCCTCATAGCGGGCGGTATCAAAAATGGTTTCGTCGGCTGACTGCTCTGATGGGATAATCTGGTTTTTAATCCACGTCTGATAATCGTAGACGTCGCGTAAAGCGCCGCTGAAAGCCGTATTTAACGCGCGTTCAACACCGACAATCGGTAATTCCTGGTCGAGTTCAATCTCTAAATCCTGAATACCGGCACGAATAAGCTGGCGGAGCGTCGGGACATTAAACGTAGCCATTTTCTACCGCCTCCCAGCGTTTCTTTATTTCGACGGTTAACTCGGTTTTATCCGGGCGGGTGAGAATAATGGTTAACCCCAGCAGGTTAATGCGGGGAATAGTGGCAATGACCTGGGCATTTCGCGCATAGCCGTCACGTAATAATGGCTGCATGGCCAGACTGGCGTAATTCTCCGCGCGGAGCCTGACCTCTTCTGTCAGCTTTTCACGGTCAATCAGCCAGAGCTTTGAGCCCCATTCGAAATCACTGAAGGAATTACCGCACCAGCCGCGACGGTCATCGGTTCCGTCGGGTATTTCGTCGCTGGTATCTGCCCGCGCATCAGTAAACAGGCAGATATACACCAAAGAAACAAGGCCCTCGTCAAACGAAAGGCCATTGTGTTCAATCTCTATATCTCCACCTGCGGGCAGGTGCCAGTTTATTCTGATGGTCATAAGGGTTTAGTCGTGTTTTCACCGTCACCATCCTTATGAATATGGTCAAGGAAAGATTTTCCCTTAACCTGTATATCTTCACTGAAAGAAGTGGGGCCGGTGATATTTATCTGTTTACCGATAATGTCACAGCTCTCTTCGGCAACCACATTTACCGTCTTCCCTGTTATTTCAATCACGCCATTCTTTTTCAGGCGAATAATATGGCCTTCCTGATGATAAATAACAACGTCGCCTTCATCACCACCACGGGGGCGACTCCCTTTATCCTCGACAGCGATGGCCACCATGCCGCCGCGACGGCCACCGACAGCAACAACAATCGCCTCGGAGCCTGCAGGCGGGACGCTGGAAAAGCCATAGTTCTGGAAGCGCTCGACGTCGTCATTGGTCTCATCGGCCAGCGACTGCACCTGCAAGTTCTGCCGCCCGAGGCTGTCCGTCACAATGCGCACCAGCGCCCGGTCCACCATCAGGCGCAGGCGGCGGCCGATGGCGGCGATAGAACGGGAAAAGTTGACCTCCTTCAGTCCCATGTCACCCCCACAGAAGTCTTCGACTTCGCCTTTTTACCCTTACTTTTAGCTTTCTGTTCGGGCATATCCAGCGACTCTGGCGGGACCAGTGTCAGCACGGTCAGCCGCCCCTGATCGCCTTCCATAAAGGAAACGGACTTAATCAGCCAGGTGACGTCGAGTTGCTGAATGGCATCGGTTACCTTCACCAGCCGGTTTGTCTGCCACAGCGGACCGCTGATACCGTTCTCACGCCAGCCCGCGACGGTGATTTCGGTGGTGTTGGCTTCGCCCAGCATCCGTGTCTTGTACCACTCACCGCGAGCGCTGGCACCGCCGACCGTCAGGCTGTCTTCATTGACCAGAATCTTCGGACGATAACGGGTGATCTCCGGGTCGCTGACTATCGTCTGACGCCCTCCGACCATTTTCACCGGCTGGTCATCCCACGTTACGCCGCCCGCACTGGCGGAGCCCTTGACGATGTACTGACTGGCCCGTTCGCGCCAGCTGAAGCGTCCACGTGCAGCCAGAATATTGTCGCCGAGAGTGAGTGCCACCCCGGCTCGTTGGGTGGAGGCGCGGGTGATAACCAGCCGACCGTAAGCGTCTGAAGTCACGAGAACGCCGCGTTGTTTGGCCAGACGGTCGAGCAGTTCAAAGCCGGTTTCACCCTGTTCGAGGGTGATGCTGCCAAAGGCGTCGCCGGTGTCGGTCTCGTTAACCACCTCGATGCCGTAGGGCTTGCAGATGGTGGCTGCCAGTTGCTCCAGCTTCTGACCTTTCCACTGGCCGGACTTATCGACCACCGAGCTGTCCACCAGATCGCCGGTTTTGTCGCGCCCCATCACGCGCAGGGAGACATTCTCCGCGTCATAGCTGGGAATGAAGTCGTCGATGTAGCCGGTCATGACGCGGTCGCTGCCGATGGAGACCGTGCAGGACTGGCCGGGCTTGATAGTGCGCGGCGCGGCAGATGACCAGCGGGCGGTAACGGTCAGGTCAAACTCGCCCGCCACAGACTCCAGCGAGCGGTTAATGGTCATGTCGGTCCAGCCGCCCCAGACCTTGCCGTCAACGTTCAGGGTTAACTCTTCAGTCATTGCTGATGATCTCAATCGTCTGTGAGGGCGTAATAAAGGAGGGGTAGCGCAGCCGGTTGCGGGTCACCAGTTCGTCCCGGTTCTCCGCGTCGCCGGTCTCGCGGTAGGCCAGCAGCATCACCGGTACTGTCCGGGCCGGGGTGACGCGGCGCAGTTCCGGCAACTGGATGCTTCGGATACGCACATCATTCACCACCGCGAACCGCAATTCGCGAAGGGAGCGCCACAGTTCACGGAGGCCACCTTCGACGGCTTCCGCAGCGGTCTCGCCGAGACGCTCCGCCAGCTGGTCGCCGGTATTCTGCGCATCCTGACCGGTCTCGAAGGTCGCGGTGGCCACCGCTTCAGCCTGAGCGACCAGCGTGGAGATAATGACCAGACGGCGGAAGTCTGCGATGTTGGTCTCCATCGCTGCCGTGGTCTCCGGTGTCGATGCCGGTGTGACGCTGCTGGCAAAGCCGGTATCAGTATTCACGCTGATGTTATCGACAAGGGATTTGGTCGCAGACTGCGCTGCCCGGTCACCTTCCCACTTATCACGCAGCTGGTCATAGACCCGCAGGGCGAACGGCGGCTCAGAGACCAGGTCTTTCATATCGCTGATGAGGCCGGTGATATCGCGGATCATTTCACCCGGAGCGGCGGCCACAATACCGGCGAGGTCCTTAAACCGGTTGAGGCGGTCCATCCACTCGCTGAGCGCATCCGGCAGGGTCGGCAGGCTTGTGACAAAGCCCTCCATGTCCTCCAGAAGGGTGTCAACCATACTGCCGACGCCATCAAGTGCCGCGAAATAATCACCGCTGGCCAGCGCTTCCTTGACCTTGTCCGCCGCACTGAGCGTGGTGGCGCTGGTGTCTTCGGTGCCGGACGGGAACAGCTGCTCGCCAGCCTCGTACACCTCAAAGGAAACGTAGGCAATGCCGCCTTCCTCAGTGGAAAGGCGATGCGTGACGCGGCCCACCTGAACCTTCTGCACGCCGAACCACGGATGCACGAGTTCTCCGGGACCGGCAGTATTGAGCGCAGCCAGCAGGCGGTTAAGCTGGTCGGTGTAGTCGCTGCCGAGCAGGATCGCGTTAATCTGCTGCTGAGTTAATACCGCACCGTGGTCTTCCGTCCAGCCCACCTCTTTTTTGGGGTAGGCATGAGGGATAGCCCTGCGACCACCAGCCCCCTCGACGTCGCGGAAAAAGAAAGGTACGCCCCGGAACGAGGCATCGCGAAGGTCTTCCCATTTTGCGGCCATCAGTCCTGCTCCACATTGCTGACGCCAGACTGGGCGCTCATTGTAACGCCGGGGGCATTGACCTTAACGCGGGTAACCTGAACCCGATCATCTTTAACAGAGACCTCGATACTGCCTTTCAGCTCAGGCTGCTGTAGGAACGGATAGCCAGGCTGGTTTTGTGGCTGCATCGACGCCCACGGCGATGGATCCTGATAACCATCTGGGGGCTGGAGCCAGTCCATAACACGGGACCATACAGATGGTTCTTTGGCTCGATCCTGAGCCCATTTGACCATGCTGGCTTTGTCATCATCGGTAAGGTTTGGTTTCTCATCAAGAAATGGAATGGTTGCAGCCAGAGGACCAACCATCCAGGCTGAGCCCATCGCAGAGTATGCTCGACCGGGGACGCCGCGCCCTGGAGGTTTTCTACCACCGGGGCCACCAACATCAGGACCGCCACCCATACCACCGGAGCCCATATTCACCACATAGACCGGCATAACACCTGAACCGAACACATCAGAAACGCCTTTGGGGATACCTTTGGATTTACCGACGCCGAAGAGATCGAGAGCGCCTTTGCCGAGCTGAAAGGCTTTGCGGGCTGCAATGAGGCCACCGACTGCGATCGTGATTTGTTTACCAACTTCAAGCCAATTATTGACGGTCTCTTTATCCACCGAATTAAGAGCATCAGCCAGTTCCTGAACAGGACCTGCAAGTTCTCGGTTAGTAAACTTTTCCCATGCGGTAGAAAGGCGTTGAGTGGCAGACATAAAGTCCTTTGAAGCATAAGCCGCATCTTCAATTATACTTTGACCATCAGCGACTACATTCATATAAGTCTTCAGCTTCTGCGAACCAGCTTCCCCGGAAGCGCCAGCAATCAAATCCATACTATCTTGGTTAAACCCGGCTTCAGTAAGACGACCTCGCTGCTTCTTTATCCCTCCTTTGGAAGATCGAGCCGCTGTTTCCTGGAGCAAAACAGGAAGTGGACGCATTGCACCGTTGCTGTCGAAAACGTTAATACCATTTCTTTGTAATGTTTTAACAACTTTTGGGTTTTGAAGGTCTCGAATAAAGTTCTCTACCGCTGTAGCTGCTTTGTCCTTATTTGCTGTGACGTCCATCGCTGATTCAGCAACTGTCATCACATCCATTGCACCTTTGACACCTTTTCCACCCACTGCTGCATACATGGATAACGATGCTGGAAGCTTTTCCGCAGCATCTTTTAGTTCAAATGCGCCTTCCTTTCCTAATCGATTCATTCCATCCAAAGCAAGGAGTGTCTGCTTTTTATCTTCTATTTGAAGTTTTTTATACTCTGCTATAAGACCACCGAGAGTTTGACCTTCGGCCCCTGATGCAGACAGCGCCATACCTATGTTCTCGGTGTTCTTTAGAGCTAGATCTAAATCACCTGAACGAGCATTTATTTCTTCAAACGCTCCTTGAATCTCACTGGTATCTACCCCGAATTTAATTGCTACATCTTGTGCAATATCGAAGATACCAGCGATTTCCTCACGGGTTTTACCTGCTGTTATTCCCATTCGAGTAAGACGACGATCTAACTGTTGATAGTTTCTTACCATTGCACCACCAGCAAAACCGGCAATCATGGTGGTATATCGATTGCCCAGCGCATCCAGACCACGACCGGCCGCCGCCGTCGTGGCTTTTACAACCGACATTGCCCGCTGATTTGTGCGGGCGAACTCGGACATGTTGGCACCGTACTGGCGGGCTTTGGCGGTCAGGTTACCTGCCAGATTGATGTGTATTTCAGTGGTGAGGCGGTTTGCCATGTTGCTTCCTCAGCTGCTCTGTCAGGCGCAGCAGCTGCCGGAGAGGCAACTGCTGCAGGTAGGACATATCAAAACGTTGGGAAAGATTGACGATAAGGTTACTCAGCGCCGTCGCCAGCGGCACCAGGTCGCCCCCGTGACGCGGTCTCCGAAAGCAGGTCATCGAGAGCAGCTGCTTTACTGCTGAGTAACTCCAGGTCCTCTGGGTGAAAGGCGTAGATTTGCTTGAGGGACAATGGCCCCGGAATCTCACCCACAGAGGCAATCTGTCTCCGCAGCATACCCAGTCCCATCAGCACCTCAGAGCAGTACGCCACGGCCTTGCCGTTCTCCCCGATAACCACGCGCTCGGCCTCCAACTGAGCATCGATAACGTCTTTTGAGGTCAGCTCGCGAAAGGTAACGGTACGATGCCGCATCTCATCGTCAGTACCTTTACCGGTGACGTACCCGTGAATTAACGTCAGTGTCATCTGTGCCATGCTTTATACCTTCACCAGTTTGGTGCCGATAAAGTTGGCGCTGATGGTGCCAGCGTCTTCATCCAGCGTCGCCGGGTTATCTGTGGCCGCGCCGGTCATCATGTAGGTCAGGCCGTTATCGCCCTCAAACATCACCGTCACGTTTTCCCAGTTACTGATTTCGATGACGTCCATATCCTGTGCTGCAGCGATGGTCATCTGGATCGAGGGACCGGCCATCTTGCGGGAGTTACCCCAGACCTTGCCACCGCCCATATGCTGGGTGCGGGCATAGCCTCCCGGATTGAGGGTGGACTTACCCTCAGTTTTGATTTCGCGGCCATTAATACGGATGGCCGCCATACCCAGAATGCTCATAAAGGCTCCTTAAAGTTTGAACTGGATAAGACCGGCCAGCACACGCAGCTGGTTGACCAGGTTCGGGTGGCAGATGAAGTTCAGGCGGTTTTTATCGTCGCCGTCGAGATACACATCCAGCGTGTCTTTGTAGTCGTCGAAGTCCTCAACCAGACCAGCCGGAATCAGCTCAGTCAGTGCGATATCCAGCAGCTCGGCGCGGGCAATCTTCGGTGTCATCACCGGCTGACCCGGATCAAGCAGGTCGAGCACATCATCCCCGGCCAGCTTGTGACGTGGGTAGCGGTTGGTGAACCGGTTTTTAATGACGTAGCGGATACGCCCCAGCGTCGCCGGTGACTGCACGTCGAGGTACGACGTATCGGCGTCACCATACTGGTTGACGCGGTACATAGTGATTTCACGCTCGATGCAGACGTTGTCGCTGGCGTCAACGTAATGGGTGGCGATGCCGTCATGCAGCAGCAGGTTACGCTCCGGCATATCCCAGCGTACTGTCTTGACCGGCGGCAGGATTCCTGGCAGCACCAGCGTCTGCAGCGGACGGGCCGGGTCGTTGGCCAGATAGTATGACGCTATACCGCCGTAAGAAGCCGCCCACAGCCAGTGCGGTTGCGGTGCGATGTTGGTCCCGATACAGGAAATCAGCCAGTCATTGCGGGTTTCGCCAAAGGTGCCGCTTTCGGCATGGGTGCCCCGGAAGGCCGTCCAGAGCTGCGCCTCAATCATCTTGAGTGGCCCCCAGCGTTCGAGCAGTTCATCCCGGATAGTATTCAGGCTCTGCGTATCGTTGAACGGGAACACAATATCGGTGTACCAGTCATCGCCCAGCGCCGCGACGACGGCCGCAATATCCGGGGTGCCGGTGCCGCCGGAGAAAGCGGTCAGGGCAACAGCAACGCCAGCAGGTGTCTGCTCGCCGGTGTAGTAGTTGAGACGGACGTCCATCGCATTGCCAGTCGCGCCTTTCCAGTTGGTGGTCAGGGTGACGACGTCGGTCGAATCCGCTTTCAGCGCAGCAGTAACCTGCGTATCGGGCAGTTTGTTAACGGCGGCGATAATGGCTGTCGCGATAGTGTCGGCGGTATCGTCAGCGCTGACGCCAACCTGCACCGATATACCGTTAACCAGCAGGGCCAGCGTGCCCGCAGCAGTGGCCGGGCCGGAGATGGTCAACTCCGATTTTGCAGCAGCACCGGCAGCAATATCAGCCATGCCCATCGCCCACACTTCGGTATAGCTGTTAGCCTTACGCAGGGTTTTGAGCATCCCGGCCAGCATGGAGCCTTTACCGTAAAGCTGGTCAGCGGTGCCGTCGCTGGTGATGCGGTTTTGCGTCAGAACGGCAGCGGTGCCGGTCGCACTCTGCTGGCCGATGACGATAATTTTGCGCGACTGCGCCGGGGCGCTGTCGAGCGCCTGAGAATTATCAATATCGATGTACACCAGCGGAACGCGGATATCAGCAGGAATATTACCCAGTGACGACATATCACTTCTCCTTTGCGGTTCGGGTCTGGCGGACTTCCGCCGGTTCGGTTACGGATTCAGCCTGGATATCGGTGATAACAACATCACCTTCAGCTTCGCGGCGATGCCACCATGCACTCATGAGGAGCGTTTCCCCTTCAGGACTGAGGCGCTGGCCATCAGCTTTTCGCACCTGCAGCCCCGCGCGGGCGGGCTTGATATGTTTCTTCATCGTTACGGCTCTCTTACGTTAATAACGTCTTCAATCGGGGTGGTGCCATCGCCGACCTGCAGCGTGGCCCCCAGTCGCAGGAAGTCCGGGAGGGTGGCAAGGTCGATTTCATCATCCAGACGGAACTCCTGTTCCCACGTCACGGCCCACATGGTCAGGCCCAGCTCGTTAAGCCCGCCGGAATAGATGTTATCGGCACTGACGGAAGTGGCCGGGCGCTCGGCCTTCATGCCGTTAGCGGCTCCGCGCTGGACAATACGGCGAACCAGCTTTCCGACCAGCACCTCGCAGCGGGTATCGCGCGGATAGCCCCATGCATCGGTGGCCATGATATACGCCGCCCAGGTGATATCGCCGACGGTGCCGCCAGCCTGTGCACGGATGTTGCGCACCCGGAGTGCGGCCAGACGGATACAGCCATCACGATCTGACAGCCAGGTTTTGACCTCAGCCGGGGTGCTGAACTGGCCGATATGGCGTTCAATCACGCTGACGCGGTCAGGCTTGTTTTGCTGAGGTTCGTTCAACAGCTCCGGCTTCAGCCACGCCACTATGTTCTCAGCGGCGGAGACCGTGGAGCCGGTGGTCAGCAGGGACGGACGTTCATTGCTCACGGTAATACCTCACTCCAGAAATCGCCGATGACATGCATCAGCTCATCACTGTTTGCGGTGGACAGCCCGAGGTACTCGCGCTGCGGAATATTCATCTGGCGGGTATGGGAGCCCACGGTCTGCCAGACCGGATGCTTCAGCGCCCGGCCAAACGCCTGATGAATGAGACGCTTGTGGGCGCTGACCGGAACGCTGCCTGCAAAGCCGTCCTGATGAACGCCGCTGTAGCTGAGCGGCGAACCCACACGAACGCGGCCACGCTCGACGATGTACTGGATGCTGTCGAGCAGATCGCCATTCCCCTGCAGCAGGCTCTGATTCCCGCTGCGGGTCTTGCGGTAACCTTCGGACCATTCCTCCCAGCGCTCGCCAGCCGGTGAGGTTTTCTCGTCGCTGATGCGGCGGCGGGTCTGCGATTCAACGACAGCGCCGATACTCTCCAGCAGTTCCTGCTGCAGCGAGCTGTCAGAGAGTTTCTCGATGGCCAGTCGCATCTGCTGCAGCTTCTCAGCACCGATAACCTCAACCGATATCCCCATCACAGCACCCCTTTGAGGTTGTTACGGGTGAACAGACGTTTGTTATCAGAGACAACAATCATCCTGCCGTTATCGGTCTCAGGGGCCGGAGTGTCGGTCGGCAGGCCGAGGTCGCGCGTGCCGTTCGCCATCTCCTTGAGGGTCTGGATGGCGCTGTCGTAGCGCTTCTGAATCAGGTCGGTGATCTGATTGTCGCGCTCGGACAGCCAGTAAATGGCGATGGATACAGCTACCCGGTGCAGCGGGCGCGGAACGGTGGTGATGTTCAGCGGCAGCTGATAGCGCTTTGACAGAAAAGAGTTGATCTCCGCGTCCGCGTCCTCAATGGCCGTGGCTATCTTCGTCTCGTCGAGCTGGTCAGTCGCTTTGTCGATGGCCATATTCCAGACCAGCGACCCGTCCGCAGCCAGCAGGTCATCACGGGTAACGTAAATTCCCATCAGTCTTTCTCCGCCACCTGCAGAACCGGCACTACCGCCACCACCAGATGAGGCTCAGCCTTCAGGCGCTCGGAGGTTTCGTGACTTATGAAGCACTCCGCCACCACATCACCCTCCAGCGCATTGGCCTCGTTATCGCCATCGGGATCGTCGCTGACAAACACATGGACAGGCTCGCGCGGCCAGAAGCGACCGCAGCGCCAGAATCCATTCTCTGATTTAGCGCGTACCTCCAGCACCACCACATCATCGGTTGCAGGGGACGCGGTGATAAGGTTCTCACTTCCGCCACCGGTGGCCAGACCCTCAGGCGTCAGTGATGCATCGACTTCACCCAAAGTTACGCTGACGGGGGACGCACCCACCGCAACGTAATGCCCTGGTAATGTGACTGACCGTTCAGCTCCCGGCAGGTCAGATGCATCAGCCTGTGCCATTTCCGGCGCTGAAATCTTGCCAGCGCGACCTTTAGCGCTTTGCTTACCCGTTGCTTTTTCTTTCGTTCCACTCACTGTTCCATCCTCTTTAAAGGTGGGTTACAGCGGGTTTAACGCCCGCTGTAACGGTTTTAAAACGCAGACTGGCGATTACGCCGGGGTGGTGATAAACGGGCTGTCGACGATTTCCACATCCTTGTAATAGATGTTGGAGTTACCGCCATCGACCAGCATTGCGTCGATGATCTTCTTCGCGGCTGCGCGGTTGTTCGGCCCCACGACCAGCGTGGTCGGACGGATACCCAGCGGCGAACCGGAATCACGCTTCATGCCCTGTAGCACCTTCACCGCCGCTTCATAGTTGGCGACAGTCAGCGGTGCGCGGGACCCGCAGGCGGTCTGCCAGAAGCCAAAACCGACGTTGCAGCGGCCATCCACGCCATACAGGAACTCATTGTTCTTGAAGGTGTGTTCGCTGCTGAGGTCATCCAGTGCCTGGAAGTTAAAGGCGCGGCGCTTCTGGTAAAGGATGGGTTTAAGCACCTGACTTTCATCAATCAGGAACCACGGCTCACCTTTGTCAGTCGCGATATCACCCACAATGTTGCTGTAGGTGCCGCCCGCCATCGGATGGTCGGTATCAAAGAAGTTCTGGCCGTCAAAACACAGGGTGGTGAAACCGGCAACCAGCAGCGGAAAGCTCAGCGTGTCAGGGAATTCGGCGACCTGCTGACCGAACGCCTGCGCAATGACGCTGTACTGGCCAATCTGGTCATCTTCGATATTTTCACGCTTGACGCGGATCGAGTTTTCCCAGGTCTTGTTGGCGATGGTGTAGCCGTACTGAGACAACTGCGCGAACTGGCGCTCACTGACCCACTCTTTGATGGTCGGTAAGTCCGAAAGCCAGCCATACGTATTGGACGCGGAGCCGCTCGGCACTTCGGTAGCAATGCGCAGGTACTGCGGAGTCACACCTGCGAGACCTCGGGTGAAAGCTGCGCTCAGGGAGGTGGTGAGCGCGTGCAGGATTTCTGCTGACGGTTGCGGCATTCTTATTGCTCCTGTTTCGGTTTAGCGGCGAGAAACTCTTCCTGGGTAAGACCCATGCTGCGACACATCGCCAGTTCGGTTTCGGTCAGCGTGGTCTGCTGCCCCTTGTTCTCTTTACCTTTGGACGGGTCCTGATTGACCAGCGGCTGCGCAGTTTTCACGAACTCGGCAAACTGCTGACGGCCTTCTTCACTGCGGCAAAGGGCCAGATACATATCGCGGTTAGCGGGCGCGACTTTCCCGGCGGTTACGGCATCGTCAACCAGCGCGGTAGCCGTCTTCTCATCCAGTGTCTTCAGACGATCTTCCGCTGTCTGAGCGCGGTTGAGCGCCAGTTGATAGGTCTCCTGCGGGATGAACTTCGACAGGTCCGGGTTCTGAGCACGGTTCAGCGCTGTCTGTTCGCTGTTTTTGATGGTCTGGATCGCTGATACGGCATCGTCAACCGACGCGGTCTCAGCCAGACCCAGTGCCGTGGCAATCTGCACAGGTAAAGGCATGGTGTTCTCCGAGTTAAGAGCGGGTAAATACAGATTGGGTTTGTTGGTCAAGCCAGCGCTGGACAGCAGCGTCACCTGACCTGTTGAGAGATAACGGAAGGCTGGGCTGTAATAGAGGTACTTCTTACCCCTGACACACGCTTCACCGTCAGGCGTCCACTCAACGTGCGCATCGAGGCTACCGTCAGCATTAATGCGCATGGAATCAATCCAGGCATAGGCCGGGGCTTCTTCACCTTTCGGGCCCAGCAGCTCGGTAGAGTGTTCGATATCAATCGGTAACTTTGGATAACGGAATGAGGCGGCAATGACCGCAGCGGGATTGTCGTTAATCCATGAGCGACCATCCCGGCCAGTGAATGTGCCCGCAGGGATCATCGGCAACCATTCCGGCAGCGGCGTACTGGCATCCGACAGGTCGGGAAGCTCGAAGCACAGGGCCAGAAATTCGAGTTGTGTTGCAGGCTTTGGCATGGTGCTGTCCGTCGTTAAAGGTAACTGACGGACAGTGTCGGCGATGCGGGAGAAGAAAGTGGATTAACCGCTTTCCATGTGTTTCGAAGGTATTAAAGAGGGGATAATGAACTTCTAATACTGAACCAGTTTTGGTTATGGTACTCACGAACAAAGGTTTCAGCTTCTGAAAGAAGAGAGCTGTTTTCGCATTTAATACCTTTAACCAATACCCAAGTTTGTACTTTTCTGGTCGTTGATGCTCCCGCTAACTTTGTATTAAAAGGCATTTCTTTCTCATGACCTTCAACATATTTGAGAAGATAAATATGAGCGCCAAAGCTCCCATTGGCATCAAGATCGCGGAAAATTTCATATCTGCATGCCTCGCCACTAGATTCAGCAAATACTAGTGTTGATTCAAGTTTTAGTCCTTGCAGTACTGCCATCGTATCAGCCCCCGTTCAAACCACGTTCAAAAACGCCGTGGCGCGTTTAAGTATTTTTCAGAGAGTCATCGTACCACAAATGCCGATAAAGTCTCTGAGCGCGTTTGAGGCGGATTACCGCCGCGTTTAGTTATCACTGTCGAAGGCGCTTTGCTTCGCGGCCAGCTGGCGCTCAAGTTCAGCCTGTCGGCGCGTGCCAGGATTGTAGTCCCAGCCAGGATCAATTCCTTCCGGCACCATCTCCTCTTCGCCGGTGCGCTTGTTCACCCACTTCACCCGTTTGACTTGCGGGGCTTCGGTACGAACCGGGACGGTCTGGCGGATAACATGGCCGGTTGGCTGTCCGCTGTCGTCGAGCTGCTGCATGTTGCGCGGGACGCCATTTTTCTGCAACTGATCGTACTCGTATTTGCTGACCTGACGGACCCCGCATTTACAGCCCCAGCCATTGGGGCCGATGTGTGTCTGCCAGAACGGGTCGTCAACGGGCAGGCAGAGGTCCGCCCATTTCAGGTGCTCGGCGCGGTGCTCGCGTGACGGGCCCAGCGTATAGAGCAGATACGGCATCGCACGCTTAGTGCGCTGGATACGATCCCACTGACCGGCGCTGCGGGCGGTGCGCATGTTGGTATCGTAGATGGTACGCAGACGACGATCGCTGCCGAGTTGCACCGACTTTGTCTCACCCGTCAGCGGGTCATCCATCAGTTGCTGACCCCACCATCCACGTTTCACCAGCAGTGGCTTCAGTACCCCCCGGAACTCGGCGAACGACTGCCCGCTGGCCATCGCTTCATCGACCAGCGTTTTGACATCAGAAAGCAGGTCGAGCTGCGTCATCTTCGCCACGGTGAAACCGATGCTGTGCTCCTGTTTCCACACATCACGGTAATCAAAGCCCGGCGTCAGCTTTTTGGACTTCAGCCAGGCGAGCGCCTCTTTGGGGATAATATCGGGAGCCTTAGCCATAGATCACATATCCTCCTGCTTAGTGATAAGCATCAGGCCATCCACCTTTTTGAACTGACGAACGAGGGTCGATGAACTAGTGAAGAACGGCAGACGATAGATAAACGAATCATGCAGTTTGGGAAATGTTTTTTTCGCCTGTCGCTTACCCAGCGCTCTCTCAACTTCAGCCACTGTTTTTGAGGGATAATGACGCTTTTTCTTTTCGCACCAGAAAAGCCGCGTCAGCGGATTAAACACCTCGCTTTCTTCTCGTCCCCATCCGGCACACCATTTGTCATCAAAATATACGGCGAGAACAGTGCTACTCTCGCTATCGCGCTCACGAATGACGGAGATGACGGTATCCAGGTACCGGAAGCGAACATGGCAGAAGATATTTTTCAGCTCATCAGCGACCTGTTCCCACAGGGCTTTTGTCATGAGTTGCTCAGCCATCGTTCGCATCTCCCAGCGTCCGCGCCTTAAAGCTCAGCATCGCCAGTTGCTCGACGAACGCGGCAGGCTCCAGCGTCTTCTGCAGGTCCGGCAGACGCGCCAGAAACTCCTCAAAGCTCCCCGCGTCCTTCGCCAGCTGCAGCACCGGACTGGTGAACGCATCGCCGGTCTGCTCCCAGTCCTTCAGCGCCTCGCTGACCATCACGTCAATCTCATCGTCCTGCTCACGGTTCAGCGCCAGCCGCTCACGGTTGAGTGCCGGTGCCGGGCTGAAGGCAGAGAAGCTGTTGGACGGCGAGAGCACTACCGCGCCGGTTTCCGGCTCAGCCAGACCAAACTTGTCCCGGACCTCAGATTCCTGTACCCGCAGACCGCGATCAACCAGGGGAATAAGCGCATCGACAAAAGCCTTAAGGTCCTCCGGTTCGCTGATGGCCAGCTTCACACGCGGGTACTTTTCCTGCGGGCCATAGTTGAACTGGATAAACGGACGGACCAGAAACTCATTGAGGGTGTTCTCCAGCTGGCGGGCATCCCAGCGGGCGATATCCATGCGCACCCGGTCATGCACGTCGGCCTGAGACCGCGAACTGCCGTCGTCGGTGGTCATGGTCTGTCCCAGCACCGCCTTGCTGGTCTGGGCGTCGCACCATTCGGCCATCTCTTTAAAGAGAGCGCCACCGCCGTTGCGGCTGGCCGTCTCCTGCATATCAAGCTGCATACTCTGGGGGATAGCACACCCGGCGTCGGAGGCTATAGAACTGATGGCGTCAATGAGGATCTTAATCTGCTCAGGGGAGGCATTATTCCCGTACTTACCGACGACGATGGGTATGCCAAACTTCTCGGCAAACGCCCACCAGTCACGGACAGTAAAGGACTTGAGCATATACATCACCGCCACCAGACGGGCCAGTCCGTTACGCAGCGGCAGGCCGGACTTGAGACGGGGGAAGTGAATGACATATTTACCCGGCGTCAGCGGGATACCATCAACCGGCTGCTCATCGGTCAGCAGACGGAACTGGCGCAGGGTCTCACGGTCAGTTTTGAGGAAACGCGGGTCAACCCATTCATAGTCGCGGGGTTTCCAGCCGTCACGGGTGTCCCAGAGGATTTCGCAGACACCCACGCCCTTGCCGAGCCCGTCAAGCAGATCAAACAGCAGCTCAGGTAACTGCGGCTGCTCAATCAGATCGCGTACGGCATCAGCCAGCATCACATCATGTTCATCGTCACTCGCCGCTTCCACTGCCGGAGGAATACCGGCGACGGTCAACTTGCGGGTACGTAAGACGCTGGAATAGTGCAGGTCACGCTCTTCCATTTCTTCGGCCAGGATAAAGTAATCGCTGGCATTGCCTTCGGTCACATTACGTAACACCCCGGCCAGTCTGGCCGGAGATAAGGTACTCGCCACGCTGATGCCCGGAGAGGGTCGCCTGACGCTGACGCTCCCGGCCCTCGCTTCAGCCTGTTTCATATCCGATTCACTGACAGTGACCGGCTCACCTGTTGATGGACTCAACAGGCTGCGGATGGCCCCGGTAAGTTTTTTTAACATCAGAGCAGTCCTCGCTGATTTTTAAGACCACGGGTGATACGCAACTGACGATGACTGTCGCTGTTGCGCTGCTGTTGGGGAGTGTTAAGCCGGTGCAGTTCGTAGCGCTGGCAGTCCTCTTTACTGGCGAGAAAGGCGAGGAAGATCGCATACGCGCTGTCGCCGTGACGCTTGTGGCCATCGCTGCCGGTGTTCTCCCGGTCATCAATACCTGGCACCCCGCGCTGAACGACAATCTGCCCGAGGTCACTGATAACGTCCTCATGCTTCGGCAGTACCAGTTCATCGTCTTCGAACGCAGCCTTGAAGCGCGGCATGTTCTCGCGGTAGTGGGCGACGGATGGCATCACCACCTCCACCTCTGCGCCATACTTCTCCGCCGCCTGTTCGGCCAGATAGTTACCGTTCCCCCGGCCATCGAGCTTGATACCGTCGCGGCGCGGTAACCGATCGCAGATAAAGAACAGCGCCTGCTCCTGCTGCTTGTAGGGCACATTGGCCAGCTCGACCAGGAACGGCACGGTGCGGGTGGTGTCATCGTTGACGGTCATCGGCGCAAAAACGGTCAGGTGGCCCGACCGCGCAAAGTCCTCGCCGAGACAGTGGCGAAGGTTTTGCGGCAGCGTGTTCAGCACGGGCAGCACCACCTTATCCAGCCACTCCTGCATATCCAGTGCGCGGATGAGTTCCGGCATGGCATTGAATTCAGCCGTACCGGTGAAGCGCAGAACGGGACCGGAGCCCCGCGCTGCACGTTCACGGATGGAGCGGGCCAGATAGGTGCCGCCGCCGTTCTTCGGCTCGCAGTAGTATTCCTCGCGGGCGTCTTCTTCCGTGGCGGTATCGCTCAGCAGATTCGCCAGCCACTCCGTCTCGGCTTCCGGTGACCACGGCTTTTTCGTCACCTGACAGATACGACGATACAGCCCTTCGCTGATGGCCAGCTCGATATCAATACGGTGAACGGAGTACCGTTTTTTGCCCGCGCGGCTGTCAGTGATGATGGTATTGAACAGATTTTCAATGCCGTTATGGGTGGAGATCAAACGGACCTTAGAGCCCCACATGGTCAGCGCCAGCGCCGCTTTCAGCACGGCAGCGAGGTCTTTCTGGAATGCCGCTTCATCGATGATGACGTTACCCTGCATACCGCGCAGGTTTGAAGGGTTTGACGACAGCGCCTTGATTTTGAAGCCGCTGGCAAAGTTGATGACGTAAACCAGTATGTCCTTGTCGTCATCCTCCAGCGCTTCCTCGCCAATCGCGGAGGCCGCGAGATTATATGCCTTCGCCCACATGGCGCAGGCGTCAATAAACTCACGCGCCATGTCTTTGGTGGTGCCGACATAGAAGGTGTCGGTTCCTCCGGCTTCCGGTGACATTGACCCGCTGAGCGCCGCCTCGGCGGCTTCCGCCCACGTCAGGCCGGTACGACGGGATTTCTCGGCAATCTTGAGCTGGGACGTGTCCGCAATCCAGCGGCGCTGATACGGCAGCAGCACCTGATCCGCGTCGAACTCGCCCGCCAGAATGGCGCTGGCGGACTGATTACGTAACTGTTCCTGCGCTGACAATGGTCCGGCCATCATACGATCCCCAGAATCTGGCGACGGATATCAGCGGCGGTTTCCGCAGACAGCCCGGCACTTTTCGTGATTTTCTCCGCCTGCGCGGCGGCTTCTTCGGCGAAGGCCTGGCGGATCTCTTTCTCGCGTTTGTGGCTGGCCATCGCGGCGGCTTCCAGACGCTGAGCAACCAGCGCCAGCTGGCCGAGGGCCTTCGGCTCAACCGGGCCTTTTTCTTCAGCGAGTGACATCGACGTTTCGAATGCCAGCGTTTTCACAAACTCCATCAACAATTTGCCGACGTCAGACGTCGGCGCAGAACCCAGCTTCGCGGCCCAGATTTCAGCCATTTCGCGGGAGGCGCGAATCTTTGCTCCGAACTCCTCCATACGGCTGGCGTAGCGGTTCAGGCCCGTGCGACTGAGCTTCATATCCTCCGGCAGGTTGTGGCTGTCGATAAGCTCATTAATCGCTTCGCGGATTTCTTCCTGGGTATGACGTTTCTCACGCAGCATCTGGTGCAACTGGTCGCGAACGCCATCCGGCAGCAGGTCGATTTTGGAGGGGCGACCACGGGTCTGTTTTTCAACTGCCATGTTTGCTCCTTGATGCCTTTGCCATCTGAAGCTGGTTTTTCCGCTCTCTGGCGATAGCCCGGCCCAGCGTTTCGTATGCCCGTCTGAACTCAGGATTCTTGTTCAGAAACGTGTTGGTAAAGCTATCAGGGGAGCTGCGGTCATAAGGTTTTCCGGTCTCTTTCTCGCTGAACGGTGCGATAACCTGAGACTCAATCTCTGAGCAAACCATCACTGCGGCCAGTTGATAAAAAATACGCCGCTGTGCTTCGGTATAAGGTTTAGTTTTAGCCATCATTTATCCCCTCGCGCGGGGCTTTTTCACCCCCGGAACCGTGGCCAGACCGCTGGCGACGTCATCACCACGGCCGGTGATTTCCGCCACATAACAGCCGGAAACATCCGTCAGACTGACCAGACCCTGCTCACGCAGCCACGCCAGATGCGTGCGCACGGTATCGCGGGAAACGCGATGGCCATAAGTCTGCAGGCACGTCTGCAGAATCGACTCGTTGGCGCTGTCACCGCATTCGACAAGGGATCGCAGAATAACCAGGCGCTGGTCCTGGTCGAGAATGTCACGCATAGTCACCTCTTATTTTTCCTTCAGCTCGTTTTCCAGAAGCAGATCGCTGACGTGTTTTACCTGGCGAATCGCCGGGCCTAGTTCGCGCAAATCTCCCCGCAGGTTGCTCATTTCCAGCTGCAGCTGATGCAGGTCTTTCTGGCTGGGAAGTCCTGCAATGGTGTTTTCGATGCCCTGCAGACGGGTACGCAACAATTCCAGCTCCTCGCGTTTGACGTAGGTTTTGGCCAGCAGGAGCTGGATAACGTTCACAGCGGACATAAACAGCGCCCAGATGATCGCCCAGTTACCCTTAATGATTTCCCAGCCCATGCTTCTCCTTATGTTCTCTGATGGTCTGACAGGTGAAGCAGGTCACTGCGTACGGCAGCGCCCGGAGTCGCTTCGCCGAAATCGCTGCGCCGCAGTCGTTACAGAACCCGTACTCATCCGGCAGCTCTTTAACGCGCTTTAAATGCTGGTTTAAGAGCCGCTCCCGTTCTTCCATTTCAAGGTCGCTGGCGCGATCAAATGCTTTAGTCATTTACCCACCATGACCTTGTGTTTGCTGGATTTGCTGTAGCGGGCGAAACCGTCAAGCGTCCTGAAACCCAGATAACCCAGCGCCGGGGTCGCCAGCATCAGCGCGATATCCCAGTCCGGTTCGGGCATGGAAAAAGCCTGACCAAATGCACCGGCCACCGCGCCAGCCTGCTGCCCCAGAGACATGATCATCACGTAAGCAATACTGCTGTAGAGCGAAAGGCGAGCCATCAGCGGGCGGGTCTGGCGGACATACTCGTCCGTGGCGTTATCGCCGTTGCGGATGGTTTCCTGCTGTTCATGTTGCGCGGCCTGCTGGTCGGCCATCTGCGCCTTGTCCCGCTCCAGCTGGAACTGCTGCAGCTGTACCTTGAGGGTCTCCAGCTGTACCAGCTGTTCGGGCGGCAATTGCGCCAGCTTCTGCTCCAGAACACGCTGCTGGTCGGCTGGATTGATGGCACCGTTGACGGTCTCGACAATACTGGCCACCGAGTCGGCGGCTCTTGAGGTATCGCTGCCGAACCAGCCTCCGACAGTGCGGACCAGAGAAGGTCCGGCTTTGAGCAGAACGGAGGCCACTGTGGAAAGGGTTATCGGATCCATTTAAGGGGCTCCTTATGTGAAACCCATAACCAGAGAAGGAAGGCAGTCAGTCCAGCCAGCGGATTAAAGAGCAGGGTCCACGGGTCTTTTGCATTCGCGGGAGCGACGGCCAGCAACAGGAAACCAGCTCCCCAGATTATCCAGGACAACACACCTGACCACTGGCGAGTAGAATTACCCGGATGCAGCAGACGGTAAGGCAGATTGCCGAGCCATACGCTCGCCCCAATTAACAGCACCCCGGCGAAAGTCAGCCACCAGACAATAAACGCCTGACGGCCAGTGAAGCTGCAGAACAGCAGTGACAATCCAACCAGAATCACCACCGTCCAGCCGGACTGAAATACCCGGAGCAATGCCAGCTTCAGCCAGTCGGTATTCAACGATTTAAACATGATGTTTTTCCTTGTATCGCTGGCACTGCCAGACGATGTCTCTTGTATCGACGGAGTCCCAGCCTTTGCGGTAGTAGCTGGCATGAGTACCGTCACAGCCTGTGTAGTCCTGTGGAACGGGCGGAGGGCCACCGGCAACCCGGTGAAGCACCTCCTGACGGAGACGGTCCCGCCGCCCCGCGCGTAACGATGAATCCCAGCCCTTACCCATGCTCAGCTCCGGGGAACCGAGACCTGACCACCGACGACCTCCTGACAGGCGTTCGCGATTTCATCAAGACGGTTAAACCAGCCATTGAGGTATTTACCCTGCGAAGAATTGGCTTTGATGATCTCGGCGTAATAGCGGGAACGGCGCAGAAAACAGCGCAGAAGAAGCCATTCGGCATCAGCTGAGGCTACAGCGGCGCGGGTTTTGGGGCCGATAATACCGTCAGCTGAAACACCGACGGCATCCTGCAGGAGCTGGATAGATTTTTTAACGCCGTGCTGTACCGCAGAATCGAACACAAAAAGGGAGATGCCATCAGGCCACTGAGAGCAGTAGGAGGGATACCAGTAATCGCGGAAATAAATCTGCCCGGCCTGTTCTTCGGTCAGGTCCTTAATTCGGGTATCGGGTTTGCCGTCGCCATCGACGTCGGTTTTGCCATCGGCAAGACCATCACGCTTGTCGGAAATGCCGTATTTGGTTTCGCCGCCTTTGTCGGTCGGGTCATTAACATAACCACCTTCGCGGGCGAGAACGAACGCGAGCGCGTGAGAAAATGCGGGGGTAAATGATGTTGTCATGCCTGCACCTTTGGGATTAAGTAAATCTGACTAATCCCATTTTGCGACAGGCAAAAAAAAAGCCGGATTAACCGGCTTCCTTGTTAATTGAGTATTACGTTTTTTTCGCAGAGCATGTTGTCAATAATACAGTTCTTTTAATGCTAACTTGCCAGCCATCGATAATGCCTTCCATTTTCTGGCCGTGAACTTTATCTAATCCAGAAGTACGCATAAAAGCAAAATGGTCAGGAGCATCATTTCCTGATTCTACTGGCTCATCATCCCAAGTAACTTCCTTTGTATCTTTTGTCGGTGGGTTAATTAACTGGGAAAATACTGTAATACAAACATCAGAGGTGATTTTACTAAACTCATCACTATCGGGGCGTTTAGGGCCGGATACAAAATCCATTTTCAAATTAACTGAATTATCACTAAGGAAGGTGCGAATAAGCAGGTCATTTCTTCCCAAGCTGACTCGCTGATTAAAATTTCGCGGATCTGGGCCGATTTTTTTCCCGCAAACACATCGAATCAGCCTATTTAGGCTAT